GGCAGGGCGCCAATCAACAGGCGATCGCGCCGCCTTACGGGCAGAGCTGGCCGTCGGTGCGGTGCGACGCCGCAGCGGTGAAGATCCGCTTCACCTGCGGTTATCCGCCGGCGGATGCGCAAGCCGATCCGCCCGTGATCGATCGCCTGCCGGCGGCGATCAAGGCCTGGCTGAAGCTTTATGTCGGCGCGCTCTATCAGTTCCGGGAGAACGTCGTCTCTGGCCCGGGCGGCCAGCCGGTCGAGCTGCCCGCGCACATAATGCAGATGATTTCGACGTACCGCGTCTACAGCTAAGGTGAAACGATGGACGCTGGCTCTTTGCGCGAACGCGTGGCCTTCGAGGCGAGAGCCTTTGTCGACGATGGCATGGGCAATCCGCAGTCAGGTGACTGGACTTTGCGACACACCTGTGCCGCTCGCATTGCCCCGAAGCTGGGCGGAGAGACGGTGCTTGCGAGCCGGCTGACAGGCACTCAGCCGATGTTAATCACTGTTCGGCTGTGCCGTGCGCTGGCCGATTTCGGGACGGACTGGCGGATCCGTGATGTCCGCACCGACGCCATCTACAACGTCAAGGCAATGTCGAATCCCGACGAGAAGAAGCGGTACCTCGAGATCCTGGCGGTTTCGGGCGAGGCAACCTGATGCTGACCGATCCAAGATTTGACCTGCAGAAGGCGATCGTGCAGTTGCTGAAGAATTCTGGCCCAGTCGCCGCCCTGGTTGGCGATCGCATCTATGATCGTGTTCCGCGTAACAACGCCGGAACGATTACTGCGAAGTTCCCGTTCGTTGGCTTGGGCGAGACTCAATTGTTGCCGGAGCTCGGCGAAGAGACCAATGCAGCCGAAACCACGTTGACGCTGCACGCATGGTCGCAAGAGGTCGGTTTTCCTGAGGTGCTGCGCATCGCGAGCGCCGTGGCGTCGGCCGTGCATGATGCGGATCTGCCGATCGAGAATTGCGGCGTGCAATCGGTGTTGCTGTCGACGTCACGCGTGCTTCGTGACCCCGACGGCATCACCAGCCATGCCGTTCTGACGTTCTCGATCCTGACGGACGCCAACGCACATTGAGTAGTTCCCTCGCGTCTCTTCCAACCTCGAATAGGAGCCGGCAATGACCTCGCTCAATACCATTGTGCGTGCCTCGATTGCAGCCGTGAACAAGAAGAGCCTCGACGGCCGCGACGTTGTCGACCGCATGCCTGATGCTGCCGACGTTCAGCTCGGTAGCGGCGCCGGCTACGGCAAAGCCGATATCGCCTTCAAGGACAAGCGTACGCTTTCGGCCTCCACCAGCGAGAACATCGATCTCGCTGGTTCGCTCAGCGATGCGTTCGGCCAGACCATCACCGCGGCCAAGGTCAAGGCCATCCTGATCGAGAATCCGGAGGCTTCGACCTCGAACCTCAGCGTCGGCGGCGCGGCGTCCAACACTTTCGTCGGGCCATTCGCCGATGCGACTGACACCATCGTCCTGAAGCCTGGCGACCGCTTCGTCGCGGTCAGCCGCACCGGCTGGACCGTCACGGCTGGCACCGGCGACATTCTCGAGGTTGCCAACGGCGCCGGCGGCAGCGTCGATTACGACATCGAGCTCATCATGGCGTCGGCCTAAAAGGCCGGCCACCACCTGAGGCAATTGGAGCGGCGCGCGCCATGAGCAACAACGCCAGCGTCAAGCAGTTCAAGACCGACATGCTGTCGCTGAAAAACCAGATGGCGAAGAATTTCCGCAATGAGTTCCTGGCGCAGGGAGAGGAACTCAAGGGAAACATTCAGGCTGCGATAGAGCACAGCATCACGGGACATCTTCGGGAGTCCGTGCGGGTCAAAGACGTCTCGACCGACACCAAGCCCTCCGTCTTGGTCATTGCTGGCGGATCGCTGACTACGAAGCGCACGCAGGCGGGTGCGTTCGATTACTCGCTCGCCGAGGAATATGGCACGGTCAAGCAAGAGGCGGCGCCATTCTTCTACCCCACGGTGCGCGGCTACAAGAATGCCTATCGGCAGGGCGTGCGAGAGACATTCGAGCAGACGCTGGCCGAGAGCAACAAAAGCCGTGCGATCCGCTCCTCGGGCAACTCCGGCGCCTACCGCGGCGCGCTGACCATTCGCCGCTGAACCATCCACCCCTTCCATGGTCCCAACAGGAGATCGCTGCTATGGCGCAGGCCCAGACGCTCAAATATTCCACCTTCCTGATCCAGATCGGCAGCGGCTCGCCGGTCGTCTACGCGTCCCCCTGCGGGCTGAATTCGAAAGGGTTTTCGCGCACGGCAGCGACCAACGACACCAACGTGCCTGACTGCGACGATCCTGATGCGGCGTCCTGGCTTGAGCGTGATGTTGTCTCTCTGTCCGGCCAGATGACCGGCTCCGGCGTCGTGGCCGACGAAGATTTCGACGTCTGGAACGACTGGTTCGAATCCGGCGCGGCCAAGCCGGTCCAGGTCAAGCTCGGCACGCGCATCTGGCAGGGGAATGCCATCCTGTCCAAGCTGGACGTTACCGGCCAGCGCGGCCAGCGCGTCCAGTTCTCCGCGACGATCGACAGCGACGGCGAGATCGTCAAGCTGTGAGCGAGATCGAACTGATCTGGGGCAGCGGGTTGCAGGCCTTCAAGTTCGGGCTCGGTCAGTTCCGCGCGCTCCAGGAGAACGTCAACCGGCGGCGCCTCGCGATCGGCGCGCCGTTGGTCGGCCCGATGGATCTCGTCGAGCAGCTCCGGGCCAAGAATGTCTGGCCGGACGATCTGCGCGATATCCTCCGCCTCGGCCTGATCGGCGGCGGTATGGCGCCGCGCGATGCTCATCTCGAGTTGGCGCAGCATTTCGATGACAAGCCGCCGGTGCCGCACATGATGCCGGCCTTGACGGTGCTGATGGCCGGACTGGTCGGGCCGCCGGAGGCGGCGATCGGCGACGACGCAAAAAAAAAGAGACCGGCGAGCGCGAAGGTGGGCCCGTCGACTTCGCTGTGATCTATGGCAACGGCGCAGCCATGGGCTTCGCGCCGGATCAGGTCGACCACATGTCGTTCTGGCAGTTTCGCGCCTGTATCGACGGCTTCAATAAGGCCAACGGTGCCGAGGAAGCGATCCCGCCACCGACCGATGCCGAGTTCGATGCGCTCCTGGAAGGTAAGTCGCTGAATGGCGAATGATCTCATTGCCGTGCTCGGCGCCCGGCTCGATCAGTTCGGCGCCGATCTGGAGCAGGCCGGCAACATGGCGGATTCGATGGTTTCCCGCATCGAGTCTGCGTTCAGCAATCTCAATCCAGGCTTCGGTGGGCTCACCGGGCTGGGCACGGTGTTGGGCGGCGCCACGGCTGCCGCCGGTGCGCTGTTCGCAGCCTTGACCACCGTGAGTTCCGAGGTCGCTGCAATCGGCAAGAATGCGGAGTATGTTGGACTGACCGTTGAGGACTTCCAGCGCAAGCTGTTTGCAGCAGGGCAGGGAGGTGTATCGAGCGAGCAGGCGACCAAGGATCTGCGTAATCTCGCCGGGCTGCTTGCGGATGCCAAGGACAATGAGAACTCACTGACCAAGCTGCTCGACGCGAACAATGTCAAATATCGCGAGCGCAACGGGCAGGTGATCGGAATCAACCAGGCGCTGAAGGTTGCGGAGGAATTGCTAGGCCGCTTTCAGTCGTTGCCGGAAAAGACCAAGGCGGCCGAGATGATGGGCCTGTCGGAGGGATGGGGTCGGGCACTGACGTCGGTTGCCGGCGGATTTGATGCGATCGCCAGCAGGGCGGACGCCGCCGGCGTCGTGATTGATGGTGCAACCGTCGCAAAGGCCGAGCTATTCGAGCGGGCCTGGCAGCAGTCTACGGATGCGTGGGGGCGCCAGTTCAAGGCCATTGCCGGCGATATCGCGGTGGCGCTCGGTGGTCTGGTCGACCAGGCCGGAGACCTTCTTAGCAAGGCGCTTGCGGCCAGCAATGTGCCGCCCGGCAGTGGCCAGGATAAGTTCAATGCTCTGGCGGACGCGGCTGATCTTGTTCGCAAGGACATTCAGGGGCTCCCGCAGGATCTCGAGCAGATTGACCGGGTGCTCGAGCGACTGCGAAGCAAATCTGGCGTCGATCCCGCGCTGATCGAGGGCCTTGAGGACCTGCGAGCCAAGGCCAAGGCGACGGCCGATGAAATGCGAGGATTGCAGGTGCTCGCGGCCAAGATGCAGTTTCCCGAAGGTGTTCCACTGCCCGCTGCGCGGCCGGCCGGCGCTAACGAGCCAGACCCGAACGCGGCGACGCTTCCGGTTCGCAAGAGGGAAACCAACACCCGCGATCAATTCGACGTGGCGGTTGACGGCATCACCAAGCGCACGGCGACGCTCAAGGCTGACACGGCGGCCGTGTTCGAAAACAGCGCAGTGCAAGCGCAACTCCGGGCTGAATTCCAGGAGCTGACAGCTATTATGCGCGACAATGGCGAGGTGACTCAGGAGCAGATTGACCGCTACGAGGAGCTGCGCAAGACGATGACGGCGCAGCAAGCGCTCGAAGCGGCCGGCATCAGCCTAACGGCCGATCATGCGCAGAAGTTCATTGCGTCCTCAGAAGGCATCAAGCAAGCGACGCTCGCTTATGATCAAGCGAAAGAAGCACTGTTGCGTGTCAACAGCGCCAGCGCTCTGATTGGCCAATCGCTCTCGACGGCATTCGCAGATGCGATCGTGGAGGGCAGGAGTCTTAACGATGTGATCTCCAACCTCGGAAAGACCTTGGCTAAGGCGGGTATCAATTCGCTGTTTTCTTCGTTCTTCGGCGCGCCCGCTTCTGGTGGGCTGTCGCCGTTTGCCGGCTTTCTGAAGGGGATTATTCCCGGTTATGTGGATGGCACCGAAAGCGCGCCCGGCGGCCTCGCCTGGGTCGGCGAGAACGGCAAGGAGCTGGTGAACCTGCCTCGCGGATCTCAGGTCATTCCGAACGACGTTGTCCGGCAGACGACCGGCGGTTCGACGTTGAGGATCATCAACCAGATCGCGGGCGAGATCAGTCCTGCGACGATCGATGCGCTGCAGCGCGCGCAAATTGCGACGCAAAAGAAACTCGGCCAGATCGACAAGGTCCTGGTCTCGACGCAGCGAATGCAGGCCACGGGGGTGAGCTGATGGTGGTTGAGTTCCCTCGCAGGCTCCTGAGAGAGCGCGGCCATAGCTGGAATCTGGTCGGCGTCGCAACGACGCCTGGTGTCGCCAAAAGCGTGGCCCCGATCGTTCGGAGCGATGGTGGTGGATTCTGGACCTGTTCGATGTCGGATATTAGCCTTAGTGGCGCCGCTGGCCTTAGCGGTAAGCGGCGTCAGAGGGAATCGACTCTTCTCTGGCGAGCGGTCCGCCAGATCGCCAATGGCGGCGTCACGCCGTTGGTCGTGCCGCGAAACGATACCATGTTTCGACCTTGGCCGGAATCGTTGCCGCATAAGGTCGGAATAGACGTCCCGCATGATGACGATGCGCTGTTCAGCGACGGGGATGGCTATTATCAATCGATCATCGATATCGTCTGCGGGCCCGCCGCACTTCGTGCGACCTCGCTTTACATCGCTGTGAACTACGCCGGCGAGTTGATGGGCGGCGAGGCGTTCTCGATCAATCATCCGAATCTCGGTTGGAGGATGTACGAGATCAGCACGGTCGAGATGAGCGACACCGATTCCGGATACATCACCTTCAACCCGCCATTGCGCGAGGCGGTGGAGGCTGGGACCGCGCTCGAATTCGATCGACCGCGATGCCTGATGCGGCTCGCCAAAACCTCGTCCATGGATCTGTCTGTGACCCCGTGGACGTTCAACTCTGGCAGTGTCGACTTTGTCGAGACATTCGCATGACTCTGAACGACGACGAGCTCGCGGTGCTGGCGTCCGGGATGCATAGCATTGGCGTGTTTTTTAGGCTTGATACGGACCCTCCAGTCAGGCTGTGGCTCGGCGTCGGAAATATCGAGCCTGGTACCAACGTGTTCGATCCCAGTGGCGCGGTCTACCGCGGCTTCGGAGAGCTGCAGAGCGTGCCGGAGATCAACCAGATGATCAACGGAGCCGCACAGCGCGTCGAGTTCTCGCATTCCGGTGTGTCGGGCGACGTCCTGTCGATAGCCTCAAATGATGCGGCTGGCGTGAAGGGTAAAGCCGTCGCGGTCGGCATCGGCATCTTTAATCTATCCTGGCAGCTGCTCGGTACCGTCAAATGGTTTGCCAACTATACCGCGGATTTTCTGTCCACGCTGCAGGTTGCGACCGATGACGAGAGGCAGGATGTCGTTCGGACCATCACGCTCTCCTGCGGCTCACTGATGACCGGCCGTCGGCGGCCATCGTTCTCCTACTTCTCGAACCAGGATCAGCAGGCGCGTTCTCCTGGCGACTTGTTTTGCAGCTTCGTCGGCAGATATGCGCACGGGTTCAACAAGGCGTGGCCGAAATTCCCGGATCCATGATGACGTTGGCAGACTATCTCGACGCCGCGACGAAGCGCAGCTGGCATTATGGCACTCTCGATTGCTGCACATTCATGGCGGACTGGCTCGTCGCTCTTGGCTTTCAAGATCCGATGGCCGATCGGCGCGGACAGTATTCAACGCGAGACGAATATCGCGACCTGATGCGCAGCGAAGGTGGAATCGTGGCGTCGTGCTCGCGACGCTTTGGCTCAATCGGTCTGCGAGAGACGGTTTCGCCAGCGGCTGGAGATGTTGCGCTGGTGCTTGCGCCAGCACCGTTAGGGCGGCGGGTCGTGTTGGTGGCAACCGGATCAATCTGTACAGGTCCGGTGATGAGAGCTCTCGTCACGTCGGACGTTGGTCTGGTGGGCGCGAAGCTTGAAACAATCAAGGTTTGGTCAATTCATGGCTGAGACGATTGGCGCGTTGATCATCAGCGCCGAAACGGCTGCTGCGGTCGCTGCATCGGCGAGCGCGGCAACCGGCCTCACGATCACGGCGGCGGCCGTCACTCAGGTGGTGGGCACGGCAGCCATCCTGGCGGCGTCGATCGGTCTGTCCTATGCGCTGAACAACGTTGATATTCCGAAACCAGAGGCTGGGGCGCAGGCTCTCAAGCAGGCGATCCCGCCTCGCGTCAGGGGCTACTGGAACAATCGCCTATCGGGAAGTTATGTTTATTACACAGCGTCGGGCGGAGAGCCGAATTCATCCTACGATGTGATTGCGTTTCATCATGGTGTGATCACGGAGGTTCTCGCGGTCTATCTGAGTGATGATCAAGTCTCGGTTGTTGCGGGTTCCCTAGCGCACGGCGCTCTTGCGACGGTTCAAGGTGACGGCGGGATGTATTCCGGCGGGCAGACCTTCGTCCAAATCAACTACGGGCATTCTCCGCAACTTGCGCTGTTGCAATTCGCTTCCGAGGTGACGTCAGAGTGGACGACCGCCTTCCATGGCAACGGCATTGCAAGCGCAGCGCTTGCCTGTGGCGCGTTTGGTGATCCTGCCATTCACTCGCGGCGCTATCCCAAGGGCAAGCCAGAACTGTCGCTGTTGGTGAAATGCACGCCGATATGGGATCCTCGCGACGGCGCGCAAGATCCCGACGACGAATCGACGTGGGTGCCGTCTCCTAATCCGGTGCTGCAGCTGTTGGACTATCTGATCCGGCCTGGGTCAGAGGGCGGCATGGGGCACGATCGAGATGTCATCTTTCCGCCGGCGCGCCTGGCGCAGTGGATGGAAGAGGCTGACCTGTGCGAGGGAAACTATGTCTCGGCCGGCTGGTACAGGTTCGACAACAAGCCTGAGGACGTCATCAACAAGATCCTCGCCACCTGCGACGGCTACATGATGGAAGACGGCGAGGGAACGTTCGTCCTCACCGTTGGGATCTATCGCGAGCCGACCGATCCTCCGATCACCGACGATGTCATCCTGGGATGGTCGGTCGATCATGGCGTTGCCGACGAGCAGGTCGTCAATCAGCTCGATGTCAGTTACACCGAACCGACGCTGAAATATGCATCGGCTCAGGTGGACTCCATCAGGGACGAGGCGTCGATTTCGGCGAGCGGTGTCGTCAGGGCCCAGCAGCTCGACCTGTCCTGGGTGCAGCTTGATACGCAAGCGTCGATCCTCGGGGGGCGGGCGCTGCTGCGATTGAATCCGGAGAAGACGGGGTCGATCGTCACGACGCTCTATGGCTTCCGCTGGCTCGGCAAGCGCTGGCTGAAACTGCAACTCGCGGCCGTCGCGGGCCTTCAGGATTGTGTGATCGAGGTCCAGGGCACGGCGATCGACGTGCTGGCAGGCCGCATCACCTTCAAGTTCAACACGGTCGATCCTGAAGCGCTGCTGGCGTTGCAATAATTTCCGAACAGAGAGCGAAGAGAGATCATGGTCAAAGTCGCATCAGAGGTGTGGCGGAAATTCGAGCTGCCCGGCGTGCCGGCCAGCGGCCCTCACAAGCCGGACAAGGCCGACATCATTGCGTGGGGCACATGGCTCGAGACATTGCTGAACGGAAGCACGCCGGGGTTGGCCTATGCGACGCTCGCCGCGCTCAATGCGGATCTGACGCATCCGATCGGCTCGACTGCGATGGTCTACGCCGACAGCAACCCGGCGAACAACGGCATCTACGTCAAGTCGGGATCGTGGTCGCGGATCAGCGACTTGCCGACCTCTGTCGTGCGCCTCACCGTGACGGGCGGGACCGCCAATGACATCGTCGCCACGGCGCCGGAGACGCCGACTGCGCCGGGGAACAAGCTGTTCCTGCTTACGCCAGATGCAGCGAATACGGACGCGGTGACCATTGTAGTCAACGGCGGCGATGAGGCGCCGATCAAGAATGCGCTGGGGTCGCAGCTGGCGGCCAATTCGCTGCTGACGGATGTGCCGGTGTTGATGGCATGGCAGACGGACCACTACCACCTCCTGGTCTCTTTGCCGGTCGATGCGAGCGGCATTCTGAGCGACGCGATCGATGCGCGCGATGCCGCGGAAGGTTTCAAGGACGATGCGGCTGCATCTGCTGCAGCCGCAGCGGCCTCGGCTGCGAGCGCTGATGGAGTTCGGCCGGAGAACAACGGAACTGATTTCGCGGATACCGCCGCCACGTTCCGCAACCTCGGCGGCCTTGATTTTTCGGCCGTCGTGAACCTGACCTCCGCATCCACGCTCACGTCGGCAGCGTTTGGAAAGCTGCATCTCATCACCGGGGTGACGGCGTTCACCACCACGCTGCCGACCGCTGTCGGCAATGCCGGGAAGATGATGGCCTTCATCGTCGGGCCTGCGGCGAGCGCGACCAAGCTGTTCACTCTGTCAACGCCTGCTGGCTCTATCGGCCGCTCCGGATCGAGCATCGTCATGTGGGCGAGCGAGAGCGTGCTGCTTCGCTCCAACGGGGCGGATTGGCAAGTATTGGAGGGCAAGCAGCATCCGTTCATAGGCACGCTCGTGCGCAACACGAACGCAAGCCTATCGACAGGTGTAGCGGTGCCATTTGGGTTCCTGTCAGCGTCCGGCGATCCGACCGGGCTCAACCTCGCCTATGACGGGTCGAAGTTCATCGCGCCTCGCGCAGGCCGCTATAGCTTCTCGCTATACGCATATCAGACGTCGACGGGCGCCAGCTCAAACCAGAACTGGATCGGCAATCTCGCCGGAACGCAACTGTCGGGTGTTTTCCAGTACACCGGGCCTGTGAATGCAGGATCGGTTGGCGGAACGGAGCACCTGACCGTGGCCGCGGGCGACGCCATCTGCGGCGTGGCTCAGGTCAATGGTACTGGTCCGGTGGTAGCGGCAGCAACCATTGCAGCGAAGCTGAGCTTCTCCGAAATCCTCCCTTCCTGGTGAATCCCAAATGTTCTACTTCGGCGCACAGCGTGTTGTGGCAACGGGCGGTGGCTCGGAGCTTCCGCCTCCGGGGGTGACGCCCGGATTGTACGCAGCAAACGATCCGGCGATTGCATATACCGACTGCGTCGTTCCGAGCTTCGTGAACGGATGGGCGAGATTCCAGCGCCCCATCGCAGATACGGGCTCCGACTACCAGTACTGCATGCCGGGCGCCCGGCAGCGTTTCAAGTCGATCGCACCGACGGTCAATGTGTCTCTGAGGTGGAACGGACTGGTCACGCGCACGGATGCTCGCAACCTGATCGGCCACGTCTTCGTTGACGGCGTCCACAATCGGGACTTCCAGACACCTGGCGCCGTCAATCAGGTGTTAACGAGCGTTCTCACGCTCAACATGGGTACTGTCGCGGATCGGCTCTACGAGATTATCCTGCCTTACGCGGACGGCGTCGAGTTCGGTCAAATCCAGGTTGATCCGGCGTACACAATCACCGCCGCCGCACCGAGGAGCGGACCTCTCATGGTCTGCTTGGGCGATAGCATCACACAAGGATTTTTGGCGACTGACGTCCGTAGAGGGTGGCCGTTCCTGTTGGCTGCCGCCAAGGGCTACCGATGCATCAACCTGGGTTATGGCGGGCGCATCACCGTCGCGGACGATGGCACCAAGGCCGCCAATCTTAATCCGGATTTGATCGTCGTCTTGTTGGGGATGAACGATTTTCTCAGTCAGCGGCCGCTTGCCGACTACAAGACCGCTTTCAAGCAATTGCTGACGAACATCCACACCGTCGACCCGACGGTTCCCGTCTATATCGCAGGTATCACTCTGTCTACGGTGGTCCTTCCGATACCGCACGCGAGCTATAGCAACGTGGCCGGACAGGCGATTTCCGAATTGGGTTATTCTCAATTGGTCGGCGTCGACGCCGCGACCTTGATCCCGGATAGTTCGTATCTTTCGGAAGGTATTCATCCGAACGACGCCGGGAATGAGCACACGAAGGACGGCTGGGCTGCGGCCATGCCTTAGTTTCAGCAGTGAAGAGCGGCGCGGACGCCGCCAATTATCGAGTGCAGCCAAATCTTGTAGCCCTCAGGCGAGACATGGATGCCGTCTAGAGTTGGAATCTCCTTCTCTGAGCGCAAGTCGATAAAGGGGCGCGCCTTACGCTGTGCGATCGACCTGATCTCCTGATCGAAGCTTTCGCCGACGCTCGGAAGGCCCGCCAATAACACAGTTTCAGAGTATGTGCTGAGGATATCCACCAACCGTTCATAGTCGCGGGCAAAGTCTGCATTTTTCGCCAGCGCATCGTTGGTGCCGAGCGCGATCACGATCAAAGAGGGTTTAAATGCCGGAACGCCGGCCAAGACCTTGTCGGCATAGCTGGAAGCCGTAGCGCCTCCAACTCCTGCGTTTATGATTGCCTTTCCGCATACTTCCTCGGGAAATAGCGCGCTCTCGGTGATGCTGTCGCCTACGAACACCACGGCGTCATCGCCAGCTTGGGCTAATTGGCTTCTGATAACGAACTGCCTGACGTCGCTGTGCTCATCGGCTGCAGCTGTGCCGATCGTTAGGAGCGCTAGGGCTAGAACAATTAATCGCTTGATCATGTGTGGCCTACACGGTGACGAACGGCAGATGACGAATGGTCTCCCACTGCTTCGCTTGGGTTGTTCGGGAAAACTGCTGGCGCAGGCGATTGGGCTTCCATGCTTTCTGCGGATCGAGAGCTCCGGATCTGGTGAAGAAGGCGTTGCCGCCGGCTTCGGAGATGGCGGCCAGGCCGTAGCCGTACTCAGACGCTAGCTTTGCAAGCGCCGACAGCGACGCGCCGTGATACCAGCCGCTCCGGTGCTTATCGTGGCGGTCAAACGATGGATCATAGGGAACGGTGATCGGGTCTGGCCCTAGGCTGGAATTGTATTCAACGCAAATCACGACCGGTCTTGTGTCGATTAGGTCTTTCAGAAACCAGTAATCGTTACCGTCGACGTCGATCGAAAGAACGCCGATGCCCGCAAAGGCGGACTTGATGAAATCGAGGTTCTCACGCGTCAGAAACGCCTCGACGACCTGGATGCGATCCGGAAACAATGCTTTGGCGTCGGCCACCTGTTGGGCGTTGCCATCGATCAGTAGCCCGCGCCATGCCGGATCTCGTGCCAGCTGCGCGCAGTTAAACTCTGCCGGATGGAAGCCGAATTCCACAAAGGTTCGCGGCGCAACCAGATCTCTCGTCAGAGCGGCAATGATCTGGCTTTCATCCGACTGCCCCGCAGCCCGTGCAGATTTGAAGCGATAGTAGAGCCGCCGCAGGGCGGGATTGCTTTTGATGAGCTGGCGCAAGGGCGTCTTTCCTGGTTGCGGGATGTCGAAGGGCGCGTGCAGTCAATCTAGCACCGCAACTTTCAGGCGAGCAACGCCAGAGCGAAAGTTTGCACCGCAATATCTGCGGTTGAATCAGGTGCACGTATCCATCCTTGGCCAAATGGGCCGTTTCCGAACATCCATTGAGGGACATCGCATGCTCAACCTGCATGGCATTTCGCGCGGCGCAAAACACCTGATCGGGGGCTAGGATCATGCAAGGCATCACGGCTGCGCAGTTGAAGGCGATCGCCGGCAGCGGCGCGCGCAGCGACCTGGTCGCAGCGATCGTGCGGGGCTGGCCCAACGCGGTCGCCAAGGCCGGGCTGACGACGCGCCTGCGCGCGGCGCATTTCCTGGCGCAGATCATGACCGAGACCGGCGGCCTTGCGATCCTCGAGGAGAGCGGGGCCTATCGCTGGCAGACGATTCTCAAGGTGTTCGGGGCGCGACAATATTCGGTGCAGTACGGCGGCCGGGGTCATTCGGCTGGCGTCACGCCGGACGAGGCGAAGCGCATCGCGGCCCTGCCGGTCGCACAGCGTGGCGTGGTGCTGTTCAACCGGGTCTATGGCGTCGGCAACCCGACCAAGATGCGGGAGTTCAAAAACACTGGGCCGAACGACGGCTGGCTCTACCGCGGCGGCGGCATGATGCAGGCCACGGGCAAGAGCAATTACGCAAAGATGGCGAAGAAGACCGGCCTGCCGCTGGTCGAGCATCCGGAGCTGCTACACCAGCCGGATTCGGCGTTCATGGCCGCCTATCTCGAATGGGCGCAGGACGGCCGCTGCAACACTGCTGCCGATCGCGACGACGTCGTCGAGGTCCGGCAGATCATCAACGGCGGCAGGAACGGCCTGGCCGAGTGCCGCAAGTATCTCGCCAAGGCCAAGCAGGCGCTGGCGGATTATTCGGCTGCGCCGGTGGCGTCCTTTGTCGCGCTCGATCCTGCGGCCGATCAGGCGGCGGTGGAAGCTCCGTCCGATCCAGCGCCGGCGCCGCCGAACGTCCAGCCGCTCGATCCGGCCGTGGTCGGAGACCCCGTCCTGTTCGACGTGCAGCGTCGCCTCAAGGCGCGGCGCTACAGGCCGGGTGTGATCGACGGGCGTTGGGGCAGCGGCACCAGCGGCGCTCTCTCGGGCTTCATGAACGATCGCGGCCTGGCGCTGGCGATGCCGTCATCAGTCGACGAGTTTCATGGGATTGCCGACCAGGTCCGCGCCGAGCTCTCCGATGCAGAGGCCGAGAACTGGTTTCGCCCGGTCAGCGAGGCGCGCGCCGCGGCCGATCCCAACGTCGTGACGCAGCTCGCGCCGGAGGTGGTGCCGGCCAAGCGCAATTACCTGACGGCACTGTGGGGCTCGATCGTCGCAGGCGTCAGCGCCGTCTGGCAGACCGTGAGCGGATACGTCTCCGACGCCTGGGACTTCTTCACCGATCATCGCGACGTCGTCGACGATCACCCGGGCATGGTCTCGACGCTGTGGAGCTATGTCGCCGGCGTGCCGTCGGAGGTCTGGCTGCTGCTCGGCGCTGGTGGGCTCGCCTTCATCGCCTACAATTCCTGGCACGCAATCAAGACCTCGACGCTGTCAGTGCAAACCGGAGAACGGCAATGATCGAAGCGTTTCTGCTCGCGTGGAAGGCTGCCTCCTGGGGCATGCGGATCTTCGCCGTGGTCGGCCCGCTGCTGGTTGTCGGCACCGTCTACGGCATCTGGCACCACAAGGTCTACCAGCGCGGCTATGACCGCGCGCTCGCCGACATCGCCGCTGAGGACAAGCGCGCGATCGGCTCGGCGCTCGAGCTGCGTAAGACCTGGCGCGAGTGCCGCGACCGCGGTGGCCACTGGATCCAGAGCGAGGGGAGGTGCGGATGATGCGAGTTGCGGTGTTGACGCTGTTGGGCCTTCTGCTCGCAGCGTGCGGCCACGGCGGGCCGGCCTCGATCGCCGGCGGCGAGTGCCGGATCTTCGAGGCGCCGCAATACGAGGTGCGCGGCAAGCGGCAGTATAACCAGGACTGGATCGACAGCCAGGTCGAAGGCGGCGTCGGCGGCTGTCACTGGAAG